CACAGATAAAGCTGAAGCATTAGGCGATGCAACTACAAATGAATTCGCTGAAATGTCTTTCACAATTGAGAAATCAACAGTGACAGCTGTATCCAGAGCATTAAAAGCAGAATACACTCTAGAACTTGCACAAGACTTAAAAGCTATCCACGGTCTTGACGCTGAGTCTGAGTTAGCAAACATCTTATCTTCTGAAATCCTTGCTGAAATCAACAGGGAAGTAGTAAGAAGTGTAAATGTACAAGCAAAAACTGGTGCTGAAGGCACTGCATCTGCTGGTACATTCAACTTAGATGTTGACGCTAACGGAAGATGGTCAGTTGAAAAGTTCAAAGGTTTATTATTCCAAATCGAAAGAGAATCAAACAAGATTGCAAAAGAAACAAGAAGAGGTAAAGGTAACTTTATTCTATGTTCTAGTGATGTTGCATCTGCTCTTTCAATGGCAGGCGTATTAGATTACGCTCCAGCACTTTCAACTTCTTTAAATGTTGACGATACTGGCAATACATTTGCTGGTCTTCTAAACGGAAGAGTTAAAGTATACATCGACCCATATGCTGGGTCAGACTACATGACAGTAGGTTATAGAGGAAGTAACCCTTATGACGCTGGTATGTTCTATTGTCCGTATGTTCCATTACAAATGGTTCGTGCAGTTGGCGAGAACACATTCCAACCGAAAATTGGTTTCAAAACACGATACGGTATGGTTGCAAATCCATTCGTAGGTGCTACTCCTTCAGACGCTTTGTCAAGTACTGCTGGTGTAAACCAATACTACAGAAAGATTGCAGTTTCAAATATCCTGTAAACTTAGTAGTTTCGATTTTAATCGAATTAAAAAGGGTCTTTCGAGACCCTTTTTTTTAGCGCACTAAATACTATTGTATCATAAAGATACAGTCATAAACACACACACACGGAGGAAAATATGGCAAATCAAGGAAAGAGCGGTTATGAAATAAGAGCCGATTTACTAAGTATGGCGCAATCCATACTAATCGAAAACTTACAAAGGAAGATTGATGCGGTTTACTCGCACAACGATAATCATCCAGATGATAAGAAACCTTTACCAACAAAATCAATCGATGCACAGGAGATAATTTCTGTTGCAAGTGAATTGAATGAGTTTGTAAACGAGAAGTAAACTTTTGGGGACTTCGGTCCCCTTTTCGCATAAATAGTATTATGGGTATAAAAACAGATATAAACAAGTCAATACTAAACAGAAATAACTTTAGACTACTCATAGATAAAGTTCCTACTGTAGAGTATTATGTTAGAACAGTAAACATACCAGGTGTTCAATTTGGCGAAACTGTTCAATCAGCAGGTGTTGGTCTAGATGCTTTCTTTCCAGGAGATAAGGCATCATTTGATACATTAGAAGTATCATTCATTGTTGACGAAGACTTAGAGAACTTCTCAGAGATATACAATTGGATAGACTCTATAGTTCCTTTGAATGACCCAGCATTGTATGGCACATACACTGATACTGCTGTGAATAGAACTAACATACTTGCATCTATCGACAATGATAGAAATCAATACTCAGATATCACATTAGTGATAAACACAAACAAAAATGTACCCAACAGGTACATAAGATTCCATGATGCATTTCCTGTATCATTGGGGTCAATTGAATTAGAATCTGGTGCAGATGCCGAACCGGCAATAGTATCTGTATCGTTTAGATTCTCGTATTACGAAATTAAAACCACCTCGTAATTTTACACCATATGGTGTATAATGGTATATTATGAATTTAGAACAATTGAAAGAACAATGGGTGAAGGATTGTGAGATAGATGATATCGAATTAGATACAGCATCTTTACATGTTCCCAAACTACACGCAAAGTATTCCGACTTATTAACAAGTAAAATCTTACTGTTAAAGAAATACAACCAAGACTACAATCAACTACTTAAGTATAAGTGGATGTGGTTCAATGGAAAACTTGACGATGATAAGATACAAGAACTTGGTTGGCAAACAGACCCATTCGATGGTCTTAAAATAATGAAGAACGATTTCAATTACTTTTTTAACGCTGATGAAGATTTAGTTAAACTTAAGGCAAAGATTGATTACTTAGAAGTGACTGTAGACTTTATAAAAAGATGCATGGATAATATCACTTGGAGACATCAAACTATTAAGAATACAATCGAGTGGCGTAAATTTATGGCAGGTCAATAATGAATCTAAGAAACTATGCAATGATATATCCTAGTTATTTCACTGAACATGAGTGCGATAGAATAGTTCAATTTGCAAATAGATATGAAGAAGTCATTGGCGGTGTAGGTCAAAGAACAGACGATTTAGATGCGCCAGATGTACAAGAACAAGGCACGATTGATGATAGTATCAGACAATCAGATATCAGATGGTTAATACACGAAGAGTTTCCAGAAGACCTTGCCAAAAAAATTGAAGATGGCATTAACATGGCATCAGTAGATGCAGATTGGTTGCATCAATGGGATTATGTAGAACATCATCAATACACAACATATAGGCATAGACCAGAAGCACGAGTACAAGGAGACTTCTATACATGGCATACAGATTCAGGAGATTCAGAACAATCTCATGGTGGTCGTTATAGAAAGTTAAGTTCTACAATTCAATTATCTAGTCCGGATGATTATGAAGGTGGAAACTTTCAATGGATAGAACCAAAGGGCATGTTTGATTTGTTAAGAAATAATGAAAATCTTCAGAGTGTATCAGTAGACGATTATATTAAAACAGTACCCTTTAGTGGTAAAGAAAGAGGAAGTCTAATTGTATTTCCTTCTTTTGTGCATCATCAAGTCACACCAGTTACCAGAGGTACTAGAATATCTTTAGTCAGTTGGTTTCATGGCAATCCTTATGTCTAATCTAGTCACTGTTTCTAAAGTAGATGAATGTTTTCTCAAAGTAAATTGTGATAAAGGTCTAGCAAGAGACTTATACGATTTCTTTTCATTTACTGTACCTGGCGCCAAGTTCATGCCGTCATACAAAAACAAATGGTGGGATGGTAAAGTAAGACTTTTCTCTCTAAAAACTCAGAAGATATACATAGGTCTACTACCCTACATTGACGAGTTTTGTAGAGAAAGAGGATTCGACTTCGAAGGCATAGAAGATGTAATAGGAGTAAAAGAAAGAGATGAGTCGAATAAGATAAACGAATGGATTGACCTCCTTGACTTACCCTTTAATCCTAGAGATTACCAACTCGAAGCATTTAAAACTGCAATACAGTATGGTAGACAACTTCTTTTGTCTCCTACGGCGTCTGGCAAGTCTCTAATCATCTATATGTTGGCAAGATACTATGATAAGAAAACAATCATAATTGTACCCACTACATCACTCGTAGAACAAATGGCGAAAGACTTTGAAGAATATGGATATAAAGAAAGAGTATGCAAAATATATAGTGGTCAAGAAGTATTCGATGCACCAATTACAGTCACAACATGGCAGAGTTTCGCCAAGGCACCTAAAGAAGTAATGCAATCATTCGATATGGTTATCGGAGATGAGGCACATCTATTCAAGGCACAAACACTCAAAGGCATCTTAGAGAAGATGAAAACTACTGCAATCAGAATAGGTCTAACAGGTACACTAGACGGAACAGAAGTACATAGATTACAACTAGAAGGACTATTTGGTCCTGTAAAGAAAGTAGTATCGTCATACCAACTCATGGAAGAAGGCACAATTGCAAATTTGAATATTGATTGTGTCATACTCCGTCATACTAAACAAAAGAAAATGTCCTATCAAGATGAGATGGACTACTTAGTATCGCATGAAAATAGAAATGAATTTATATGTAATCTAGTATATTCACTGAAAGGTAATACTTTAGTGTTGTTTCAGTATGTAGAGAAACATGGAGTCTTACTACATAAAAAAATGTTTGATAGATTAGGAGATAAACTACATTATGTATTCGGTGGTACAGATGTAGAAGATAGAGAGAATGTAAGAGAAGTCGTAGAAAAGGCAAGTGATAATGTCATACTGGCGTCATACGGAACATTCTCAACAGGCGTAAACATTAAGAAGATAGATAATGTAGTATTCGCATCACCGTCAAAATCAAGAATAAGAAACTTACAGTCTATTGGTCGTGGTCTTCGTAAGGCAGAAGGTAAGACTGAGATGAGGTTATTTGATATTGCAGATGATTTACAATGTGAAAATCATACGCTAAACCACCTTAAGGAAAGGATAAATATATACAATGAGGAGAACTTTTCTTACGAACTAAAACAATTTGACCTTAAATGACAAGACCAACAGATTTAACACCAAGTAGATACGAAGTTATAAGACTCAAAGACAGTACAGAACTTGTCGGTATGACAAAGGATTGTGGTGATTACTTAGAAATAACTTTACCCATGATATGTCAATTATCTCTCATACCAGGAATTGCAAAAACAAATGCAGTTTTCTATCCATACTCACCCTTGAGTTCAGATGAGAGAGTACAATTACCTAAGACTGAGGTTGTTCATAGAAATACTATGAACCCACAATTTATTCCCTATTATGATAATGCATCGGCAAGATGGTTCGATATGATTGAAAATCAGAGTGTGCCACTTGCAACAGCAGAAGAGAATAAAGTAAGAGATAACCTACAAAGAAAGATGCAAGAGATGATGACTTCATATAGAGAAGACATTGCCTTTGAAGAAGAACTTGAAGATTTCGATGAAGACTTCGATATCGAAAAAACAATTCATTAGGTTTTCAATTTAACTAAATAAGTGCGTATAACGAGTAGTTATATGCATTTATCATTATTATTAATATTATTAAACTGGAGAAACCATGTCAACTGCAATTAGAATTGCGAAGAGCATGGTGGGACGATTCGAAGACCTGAAAGAAGTGCTACCCAGCATCATAGAAGCAATTGAGTTTATGACACTATTGACTCTTCCTGTTTTATTACCTTGGATTATTATATTCATGTCGAAAGGCATCGTGTAAGAATGTCAAAGAGAACCACAGAAAAACTTAAGGACGCAACAGAGGTGGCAACACTTCTGTTCGTCTTTATTATATCAATCGTATCACTAGTACCACAATGAGTTATCAACACCAACTTCCACTCGCACTAAATAAAAATAGAGATGCAACTCCTGAAGAAGTTCAGAAGTGGCACGAAGATGATTTCTTTATGAAAGGGGATTTTGATGCTATGAAACTTTTCGTAGTCATACCCGCCGTCATACAGATAGTCGTATTTGGAATGATGTTAGTTATGTTTTATGTCAATAGTATCGTATTTTAGAACAACTCTTAAACTTTTACTAGGATTAGGAAAAGAGGAAGACGAGTTTGCTGTAACCTATCTAAATGTATTGATAATTGCAATATTGGTAGGGAGTATCTTTACTGTTATACCAGGATTACTTCTTATATGGATCCTGACCCTGGCGACATAGTTATCTTAACATACTATTCCTGATTCCCACAAGGGGGTTTTGAAATTAATTTAAAATTAATTAACTTAAAAAACCACTATCCTTACAACAACTAACCTAGTATAATAAGTACATCATGGCAAAAAACGCAAAACAACAAGAACACTATGTCAACAACAAAGAGTTCACAGCAGCTGTCGCCGAGTTCAACGCAAGTGTAAAACTCGCCGAAGAAGAGGGTAGAACCCCTCCACAAATGTCAAACTACATAGGAGAGTGTATCTATAAGATTGCTACTCGACTATCTACTAGACCAAATTTCATAAACTACACCTACAGAGATGAAATGATATGCGATGGCATAGAAAATTGCATACAGTATATCAAAAACTTCAATGTAGAAAAATCAAACAATGCTTTTGCTTATATAACGCAAATTTGCTACTACGCTTTCTTAAGAAGGATACAGAAAGAAAAGAAACAAGTTTACATTAAGCAACAAGTCATATCAGACATAACACAAGAAACACTGGATTCCATAGACGGCGATACAACTGGAATGGTCAATACCAATGTAGAGTGGATGCAAGACAACATGAATCATGTTGAGTATCAACCACGAAAAACCAAAAGAGAAAAAACAAAGAAAGAAAAAGGTCTGGATAAATTTACTGAATGAAAATAGCGATTCTTAACGACACACATGCTGGTGTTCGTGGCGATATGTTGGAGATGTCCAAATATCAAGGCAGATTCTATGAGGAAGTATTCTTCCCATACTTAGATGAACACGACATCAAACACATATTACACTTGGGCGATTACTTCGACAGAAGAAAGTTTGTAAACTTCGCCTCTCTAAAAGCAAATAGAGACCACTTCATCAATCCAATGTTAGAGAGAGGCATCTCTATGGATTTGATATTGGGTAATCATGATGTCTACTATAAGAATACGAATGAAGTAAATGCACCAGAGTTATTACTATTCGAAAGTGATTCGATTAATATCATACATCATCCCATTGTAAAAGAATTTGACGGAGTTAATCTTGCACTTGTTCCTTGGATTAATAATGAGAACTATGCCGATAGTATAGATTTTCTACTCAGTGCAAATGCAGATACATGTATGGGTCACTTTGAAATTGAAGGTGCATTGATGATGCCAGGCATGACATGTCAACATGGTCTAGACCACACATATCTAAAACGATTTGATAAAGTTTATAGTGGTCACTTTCATCAAAAGTCTGAAGTTAAGAACATCAAGTATCTAGGTTCTCAAATGGAATTCACATGGTCAGATTATGGAGATAACAAATACTTCCATATCTTTGATACTGAAACTAGAGAGATGGAACCAATACACAATCCTTTGACGATGTTCGAGAAAGTATTTTACGATGATAGTAAAGAGACATTTGAAACAATCAGTAATAAAGATTATTCAAAGTACACAGGTAAATTCTGTAAAGTTATCGTAGTAAACAAAGACAATCCATACTGGTTCGATTCGATGGTCGATAAATTACATTCTGCTAATCCTTTGCATGTTGTAGTTGTAGATGACCACAAACATATGGACTTAATGGACGATGATGATATTGAGGGTGTAGAAGACACTCTTACAATATTAGAGAAGTATGTAGACGGTCTTGAGATACAAGGTCAGAAAAAACCACTTCTCGAATTAATGACTTCGTTGTATAATGAAGCACTTGAAGAACATAACTATCTATGATTAATTTTACTAAGATACGATACAAGAATTTGTTATCGTCTGGAAACACATTTACAAACTTTGACCTAGACAGGTCGCAAACAACATTGATTGTTGGAGACAATGGTGCAGGTAAATCTACCTTATTAGATGCATTATGTTTTGTTCTATATGGAAAAGGATTTCGTAATCTAAAAAAAGACCTATTAGTAAACTCTATTAATCAGAAAGACTTATTAGTAGAGATAGAATTTACAGTTGGTAGAAAATCATACAAAGTTATAAGAGGTGCTAAACCAAATAAGTTTGAGTTATATGTCAATGGTACAATGCTCAATCAAGATGCAACAGTTAGAGATTATCAAGAACACTTAGAGAAGAACATTCTAAAGATGTCCTTTCGTTCATTTACTCAAGTTGCAGTATTGGGTTCTGCTAACTTTACTCCTTTTATGCAGTTGAAGTCAGTAGAGAGAAGAAGACTAGTAGAAGACTTACTAGACATTAGTATCTTCTCTACCATGCAAGATATACTTAAGAAGAAAGTCACCCAACACAATATAGATGTCAGAGAAACTAAACACGAAACAGAATTACTAGAAGAAAGAATTAGTGGTCTTAATGAACAGATGAGTCTACTACAAAAGAATCGTGACAAGAAGATTGCGAAGTATGAAAATACAATACAAGAAACTCAGAATAACATAAATTCTGTTATGAAAAGTATTGGTGTAAAACAAGGCGAAGTAAAAGATAAACAGAAGTCTATATCAGATAGAGACCCACAAGGAGATAGACTCAAACAAGCTTTAGATGTAGAGAAGAGACTTGAAGATTCTCAGAAAAAGGCACTTAAAGAAATTGAGTTCTATCAAAACAACGATGATTGTCCAGTATGTAAACAAGGATTAGATGAAGACCACAAGACGAAATGCATTAAAGAAAAATCAGATAAGGTTGCAGAGCTCAAGACGGCAGTTCTTTCAATTGGAGAAACCATTGAAGCATCCAGAAATAGAATGGCGGAAATACAAACAGTCATCGGAGAAATAGAAGAGATTCAAAGAAAGATTGGATTACATCAAACAGAAGTTTTATCTAATCAGAAGTACATAGAAAAACTCAATGGCGAAGTAAAGGATTTACAAAGTGAGATTAATGCTGACTCTGGCGTAAGTGATAGACTTACAAGTGCTGAAGATGATTTAGATAAACTACATACTAAGAAAGAAAGTCTAACAGATAGACAACATTACTTTGACCTTGCAACAACTCTATTGAGAGACCAAGGTGTAAGACAAAGAATCATCAAACAGTATGTACCAGTAATGAACAAGATGATTAACAAGTATCTTGCAAATTTAGAATTCTATGTTGGATTTGAATTGAATGAATCATTCGAAGAAACAATCAAGTCCAGATTTAGAGATGTGTTTAAGTATGATAACTTCTCACAAGGAGAGAAGATGAGAATTGACCTTTCGTTGTTGTTCACATGGAGAGCAGTCGCAAGAATTAAAAACTCAGTAAACACCAACATACTTATACTAGACGAGGTGTTTGATTCTTCTTTAGATTCCCAGGGTACAGATGATTTCTTGAAATTACTGAACTCACTGAATGAGAAGACAAATGCATTTATTATCTCCCATAAAGGAGACCAACTATATGATAAGTTTGAAGAAGTGGTTCGATTTGAGAAACACAAGAACTTCAGCCGTATCGCAATTTCATAAATAAAACTATGTATCAATTAATAGAAGAAGCATCACAAGTATTAAGAACTCCACCTCCGGAGTTTGACTTTGAAAATCCACCAGAAGACCCAGCAGAAATTACCAAGAACTTGGCAGAAGCAATGGAGAAGTTTGGTGGTTTAGGTCTATCGGCAAATCAAGTTGGTTTACCGTATAGATTGTTTGTTATGAGAACTATGCACGAGGGTGACGAAGAGTCTAAAGTTCTTCCTTATTTCAACCCTAAGTTGACTAGAGTATCTCAAGACACGGACTTAATGAAAGAGGGTTGTCTATCCTTTCCAGATTTATTCTTAATGATTAAAAGGTCAAAGACAATCGAATTTACATATCAAGATGAAACAGGTGAAGAGAAAAGTGCTGTACTAGAAGGCATAGGTGCAAGATGTGTTCAACACGAAATTGACCACTTGAACGGTATACTATTTTTACAGAGAGCATCTAGATTAAAACTTGAACGAGCTCAAAAGGCAAGAGTAAAAGAAAGAAAGAAGAGGTTAGAGTATGAAAGAAGAATTGCACTCGCAAGATACTTCCAAGAAATGCAATCCACCAAAGATGATTCAGAATCTAATGACACAGGAACAGTGTCAACAGATGATAGAGTTTCACAAGAGTCATAGACACTTAACAGCAATTGGTGATGGGTCTGATTACACAGGTATCAGACTTATGCATATTCAGAATAATTTAATAAGAAAATGGATTGCCGAAGTCATGGTCAATCTCATAGGCGAAATAAGAAAGATATCAGACCAAGTTGTATTTCCTGAAATGGTGGGTATTAATGAATGGCCAATAGGCGGAGTTCAAGCACCACATTTAGATACATATTCAAATCAACAGATGAACGCCGGAACACACGAAGAGAAACCTGCTAGAGAATGGACTTGTATTCTTTATCTCAATGATAATTTTAAGGGTGGTAGAACTTATATACCAGACGGAGAAGTATACGAACCAGAAACAGGTTCAGGCCTTTTATTTCAAGGCATCTACATTCCACATGGTGTTGAGAAAGTTAGAAGACACCCACGACATACAGTCGCAATGTGGTTCACCACAGACATCGATAGAACCATGCCTTTATATCCAGTCGATGACCTAAATCTAAACGAAGACAATATTCGAAATACCTAGGGGTTGACAGCGACCCTAACTTTTTGTTACCATACTCCTGAATCAAAAAAGGAGAAGAAATGGGACATCCAACAGAAACACAAATAATGAATAAACTCATAGAGATTGGAGACAATCTTGAGAGCAAGCTCAATCAATTAGAATCTTTAATAGACAGTATAGATTCCAAAGTCAGTTCACTTGAAAGTGATGTGGGTTCAATCGAATCAATCGTAAACAGTATCGAATCAACAGTAGACAACCTGTAGGGGTTGACAATGACCTTCACTTTTTAGTAGGATATAAACATGACAGAAAAACTTAAAAACCAAAAAGACTCTCTCGCAAGATTAATGGCAACAGAAAATCTTACGATTGTACATAAAAAAATACCGACTGCATACTTTGATGTTAAGAATAGGGTACTTGCTTGTCCTACTTTCAAAGATGATATTTCTCCTGAACTATATGACTTGTTCATGGGACACGAAGTTGGTCATGCACTGAATACTCCTTACGAGGGACTTCACTCTACACTAACTGAGAATAGAACTCTTAAGGGTTATCTTAATGTTGTAGAAGATGTGAGAATCGAAAAGGCAATCAAACAAAAATATCAAGGGTTGAGAACTTCTTTCTTTAAGGCATACAATGAACTTATGGAAAAAAACTTCTTCGGCATCAAGGGTAGAAACTTACAAGAACTTGCATTGATTGACAAAATCAATCTTATTACTAAGTGTGGTTCTAGAGTCAACATCAAACTAAATGACACCGAACAAGAATTCTTGCAAATGGCAGAAGACTGTAAGACTTGGGAAGAAGTTGTTGAATGTGCAAATTCAATCTACGAATACTCTAAAGAAAATGAAGAGAGAGATGAAGAAGACGAAAAACTTTCTAAGATGCAAATACCTGAATCAGAAGATGGCGATGAAGAAGACGAGACTGAATCATCTCCAATGAGTGGTGAAGAGTCAGATGATGAACCAGAGAGTGAAGAAGAAGAATACAAATCAAATACAGAGGGTGACATAGAAGAAGAGGGTGATAAAGTTGAAGAGACTCTTGTAGAATCTGGCGCCAAGGGTGGCAAGTTCGATGGCAAATATGATGAATTAGATGGCGCCAGAGAGTCAATCACTGAACACTATGCACATAATAATGAAGATGATTTTGTTGACGAAAAGGCAAACATCAAAACTAATATTGATTTGAGAACTAGATTCAAAAGTACTGATATAGATGCAATGATTTATGACAACAAACAAATTACATCTGATTGGCAGAGTTGGTTTGCTGGTGTTGACTATGACAAGTTGATAAAAGAAGACCCAAGATACTACACTGAAGAGAGAAAACAAGAAACTGTCAACGAGAGAAGTAATACTTTAGTTCTTGGTAAACATTACAGAAAACATCTTCAAAACAAAAACAAAAAGATTGTTGCCCATATGGCAAAAGAGTTTGAGTTAAGACAAAATGCACATAGAAGTGCAAAGGCATATACAGGCACTAGTGGTGACCTTGATATGAATAGACTTGCTAAGTATCAGATTGTAGATGATATCTTCAAAAGAGTCACTTACATTCCAGATGGCAAGAACCATGGTGTCAATGTTTTACTTGACTGGTCTGGTTCTATTCACAACGAAGCTGCTGACATGTTAGAACAATCAATTATACTTTCAGAGTTCTGTAGAAAAGTAAACATTCCTTACAGAGTATATCTCTTCTCAGATTCTATTGTAAGACAAGACAGATATGACTACTCAAGTGGCAAGGCAAAACTTGTTGAGATTATGTCTAACGAAATATCTAATAGAAAATATTCAGAGATGTTAGATTACTTATCTTGTATCCTTGTTGGGTACATGCACAATGAACTTCATGATTGCTGGGCTGGTTCACCGAAAGGTCAGAAACTAATCGAAGAGTACAATTCAGTATTCAGTTCTATTCAAGAATGGGAATCAGGTACTTCATATTGGGGTGATTCAAGATTCTCAAGATACTGCTGTCCTGATAATTACAGATTGGGTGGTACACCACTTGACGAATGTTTAGTTGCTATGAGAAAATTCTTACCAGAGTTCAACAGACAGTATGGTATTGAGAAATCAATTCTAACAATCATCACCGATGGGTTCAGTTTCAGAAGTGACTTCTTTGACGAATCAGAAGTTGAGTCTGCTGACTATAAGGCTCAGGCAGGCGATGATTACTACTGGTCTGCTCAGAGAGAGAGAAGTTTCATTGACCCATACATCAACAAGAACTTCCTTTACACGACTAATTCAAGATATGGTAGAAACGACTTCGAGAAAACTCAAAACATCTTAGAGTGGTTATCAGAAACTTGTAATGTGACCGTGACTGGTTACTTTGTCTTCACCAAGAAAAGAGACTTTCAACAAATGGGTGAATACATTATACCAAACTTTTGGGAAGAAGTTGATGGGTTGTGGAGAGATATGAGAAAATCAGGTGTAGTAGTTGACACCAAGGGTTACAACAAATTGTTCTTGACCACTGCATCTAATCTTGCTACGACAGGCGAAGATGAACTTGGCGAAGAGTTCATTGGTGCAAACAAAAACAGAGTGACTGCCGCTTTCAAAAGAAATCAGAAAGGCAAGTCAACATCAAGATTTCTAACTAACGAATTTATAAAGGAGATTGCATAATGGAAATGATAGGTACTATTAATATTGATAAATTTCAAGACGCCATACAACAGGTCGGTAAAGGACCTTGCGTAAAGTTTGATTGCCCTAGGCAAAAGGCTTGTGGCGAAGAAGAGGTTGAATGTAAGGCATTTAGGTTTTGGGTTAACAACGACTCATACACCACAATGAGAAAAGGTCAGAAGACCTCTATTGCAATTGACATGGAAAGATTACTAAAAGAAATTGAATAGGGTTGACAATGACCCTAACTTTTTGATAGGATAATAACTGATGAGAAATAAAACTACTTTAACGGAGACAAATTATGAGTAAGTGGACATACGACCCAACAGAGTCGATAAATCTGGGAGATAAAAATTTCCACCTGACACCTGACAGGAAAGAATTCATTCAGGCATTAAAGGAGAAATATCCGAATCAATTGCAATTCTCGAAAGAGCAGTTCAATTCATTGGGCCATTTTCCATACTGGTTGAAATCAAACAGGTACAATTTTAAAGATGGTGCTGTTTTCAATCTAACACCAATCCTTGCGATTGATAATAACGGTACGACTGTTGCAGTTTCTAAACCAGAACCTTTAACAGTTCCAAAAGTTGCACCTCAAGTTCAACAAATGCCAGTTGCCGCTGCTACTGCTTCGGTCAACATGATTGATGATAATGTAAAAATCATTCCAGAAAAAATGCCAAACTATGTACCGTTTGGTCATGCTAAAGATGTCAAGAACATAATCAAATCTAAAATGTTCTTCCCTTTCTTTGTGACTGGTCTTTCAGGTAATGGTAAAACATTAATGATTGAACAAACTTGTGCTCAATTGAATAGAGAACTCTTCAGAGTCAATATCACTATTGAGACAGACGAAGACGACCTAATGGGTGGTCACACTTTGCAGAATGGTAACATCATCTTCAGAGAAGGTCCAGTTATCAAGGCAATGAGAAAAGGCGCTGTATTACTTCTTGACGAAGTAGACTTAGGGTCTAACAAAATGATGTGTCTACAATCAGTTCTTGAGGGCAAAGGTTACCTTATCAAGAAAACTGGTGAGTGGGTCACACCGACACCAGGGTTTACTGTTGTCGCTACTGCCAACACCAAGGGCCAAGGGTCTGAAGATGGCAAGTTCATTGGTACTCAAATCATGAATGAGGCGATGCTTGAAAGATTCGCTATCACTATGCAACAAGAATATCCACCAGTGACTACTGAGAGAAATATTCTGAAACAAGAAATGGCTTTGACTGGCGATGTCGATGAAGACTTCGTTAAGAAACTAGTTGATTGGGCTGACATAATCAGAAAAACTTATTATGAAGGCGCCATTGATGATGTGATTACAACAAGAAGACTTGTTCACATTGTCAGTGCTTACAAGATGTTTGGTGACAAACTCAAGGCGATTACAATGTGTATTTCAAGATTCGATGAAGAAACTAGAAATGCTGTTCTAGACCTCTACACCAAAGTTGACGATGGTGTTCATTTAGAAAACCCTGTTGACGATTCAGAGTCTTCAGAGTATAATGATTAATATGGGTTTATTTACTAAGTCAACTAACACCAAAAGTGGTATTGACTACAAATACAATGAGGGAGAACTTCTAAAGGAGTTCTCTTCTTATGTAGACTCAACATATGACCAACACTACAGTCTGAACAAATATCAGGCAACTGAATTCATTATGGATGCAGGACACGGTGAAGGTTTCTGTATTGGGAATATTTTAAAGTATGCCCAACGATACGGCAAAAAAGGTGGGAAAAATCGTGCCGACCTTTTAAAGGTAATTCATTATGGATTCCTTGCATTGAACAATCACGATAAATTAATGCTTGAAGAAGCAGGCTATAAAGGAGACAAGAAATGAAAATTTCAAGTGAAACAAAGGCGATATTAAAAAACTTCGCTACTATTAATTCAGGTATCAAAGTTGATTCAGGTAATCAACTTAAGACGATATCTAACATGAAGAATATACTGGCAGTCGCAACGATACCAGAAACATTCGACAAGTCATTTAGTATCTACAATCTAGTAGAATTTCTAGGTGCAACAAGTCTAATGGAGAATCCAGACTTCAACTTCAACGAAGCTTCGTTGGCGATTGCAGATGCTGATACATCTCTAACATATTTCTATGCCTCAGAGGGTATGGTCACTTCACCAGAGAAGATGATTACCATGCCAGATGCAGAGATTAGTATTGACTTAACTTCTACACTTCTAACTGAATTGCAAAAGGCAGCTTCAGTATTAGGTGTAAATGATTTAGTTCTTACATCCGATGGTACTAAAATCGAGATGCAAGTGACTGATAAAAAGAACACAACTTCAAATACATTCAGTAGAACTGTAGGCGAAGGCAATGGTGCAACATTCACAATGAACTTCAAGATTGAGAACTTGAAAGTTTTAGATGGCAACTATACAGTTGCAGTATCTTCTAAAGGCATCTCACACTTTAAGAATAAAGATGTAGATTTAGAGTACTTTATTGCTTTAGAACCAGATAGTTCTTACAGCGCTTAACATATATATTATGTGTGAAACAGCGCCAGTCTCCGCTACTTTCATGGGAGTATTAGAATCTCATCATCAATGGTCTAATACACGAACACTCGGAGGGGTTTGTTCTCTTTAATTATGAATACAAATGAATTTTTATATGTAGAAAAGTATCGTCCCACTATCATTGACGATACTATACTACCAAAAGGCGTTAAGAAAACATTCAAAGAGTTTGTTTCTAATAACGAAATACCAAATCTGATGCTCTGTGGTTCACAGGGAACAGGCAAAACAACCGTCGCTAAGGCACTCTGTAATGAGTTAGGCGCTGATTTCATTGTTATCAATGGCAGTGACGAAGGCCGACTTATCGACACTTTGCGAACTAAAATCAAAAACTTTGCATCTACTGTATCTCTTGCCGGTGGTCCTAAAGTTGTCATTCTTGATGAGGCAGATTATATATCTGCTGATTCAGTTCAACCGGCATTGAGAAACTTCATAGAAGAGTTCTCAAGTAATTGTAGATTTATCTTTACATGTAATTACAAGAATAGAATCATTGCACCTCTACATAGTAGATGTACTGTAATCGATTTTTCTATACCTAAGAGTGAGAAACAAAAACTCGCAATGGGTGGTCTTGATAGATTAAAATCTATATGTGACAATGAGGGTATCAAGTATGATGAAAAGGTATTAGTAGAACTTATACTAAAGTTCTTTCCAGATTTCAGACGATGCATCAATGAAGTACAACGATATGGTGCAAGTGGTGTAATCGATAGTGGTCTACTAGCGACATTATCAGAAGAAAAACTTACACCTCTCATTGATATGATTGAAAAGAAAAACTGGACTGCCATGAGAAAATGGGTTGCTCAGAATTCTGATAATGATTTCAATGGTTTATATCGTAAAGTTTTCGATGCACTTGAACAAAGATTAGAACCAAGTTCTATACCTGCAGCTGTTTTGTTCATTGCTGATTATCAATACAAGGCTGCATTTGCAATGGACTCAGAAATCAACTTCACTGCATGTCTCACCGAGATTATGTCAGAGTGTAGATTTAAGTGATTGAAATACTTATATGGAGTCTAATAGTAATTACATGGTTGTCAGTAGGACTTCATGTGATAAAAGAATACATACGATTTAACGGAGAATGAAATGAGTAAGATTCAACCAATGATGAAAAAACCAAGTTTATTCAGAAGAACTGCATTTGCCCTTGTGAATGGGTGGCGAAGAGTTATGGATGTAAGATACAATCCTTTAAAGTATATACCTGACCCAAGTTTACAAACTTACTTTATGTTAGTGTTGTTTACTGTATGGTCAGTGTTTTTTGGTTTCTTGGCGGCAAACTATCTAGGTTTCTTTAACTACAATACAGTAGCAAGTATTGTTATACATTGTGCAATTCTATTACCTTTGGCATTTACCAATGCAATCTTTATTGATGCAGAGAGAGATGGTTCTAATTGGTTAAAAGAATGGCAAGAAGAGAGAAGTAGATATAAGTTAGTTGTAAATAGACTTAAAACTAAAAACCTAACAATCTGGAATCCAAACGAAGAAGCATAATGGGTAAATTAAGACAATGGTTAGCAAGATGGTTTGATTACCACTTAGAGAAAAGTTTACAAAGACAAGCCGATAAAATATGGCGGGAGAGTAGAGACAATGACAGAACATAACGAGAGAGTAGAACGACAAAGACTGTTATTAGAAGCAGAGAAATGGTCAAGTGGTGTTAAATCTATTCATGCACATTCTTTTACTTCAATGTGGTACGACAACAGAAACAATGATGGTTCAGTGATGGACATTGAATATAACAACGGTGTTGTGCAAAGAACAATAAAGTCAAGTGGTGAGATTATTTACTTTGGTGAAGCTCTCACTGGTCAAGCACTAGTTGACTCTTACATAAGAAACACTTAAGTGGCAAAACGAAATCCATTCGACTTCGTTAAGTCGGTCTCTTACGACAAAAAAGATATCATGGTTGATGATATCGAAGAGAAAGCATATCAACCTTTCCTAATCAATAAGGCATTATCTTACCACCAAGATGCAGTCTTTCTAGTAAACGAGATGAACACCAGACATTCGACTGAGGGTCGTCTTCAATACTTGTTTTTCATAAATACTCTTAGAAAAAGGCAGAGATTTTCGAAATGGCATAAACCTTACGAGAGTAAGAAATTAGATACAGTGAAGAACGCCTTTGGTGTATCCTCACAACGAGCCAAAGAATATCTAGAACTTTTAAATGATAAACAGTATCGTGACTTGAAAGACAGTATGAAAATTGGTGGAAAGAATAATGGATGACAATTTAGAATCAGTAAAAGATTTAGTAGAAATAACATTTCCTGAAAAGGACGACTTCTTAAAGATAAGAGAAACCCTATCTAGAATTGGCGTAGCGTCAAGAAAAGAAAAAGAACTTTTTCAGTCATGTCACATACTACACAAAAGGGGCAAGTATTACATTGTCCACTTCAAAGAGTTATTCAAACTCGATGGTAAACAATCAAACTTTGACGAATCAGATGTTGCAAGGCGCAACACCATAATCGATTTATTGAGACAATGGAGTCTTGTCAAGGTACTTGACCCAAAGAGAATTGAAGAACCTAGAGCACCACTTTCTCAGATTAAGGTTATACCTTACAAAGAGAAACAACAGTGGAAACTCACACAAAAGTACTCAATAGGCACTAACATATCATAAATACCTCTGTTATAAATCAATTAATAACAGGAGTATTATATGTTGGAATTTCTTCAATGGATAATTGCTTGGGTACAAGTGTTACCCTGGTTAGTAATGGGTGCATCATTAATTGCAGCTCTTACACCTACACCAGTTGATGATGGCATAGTCAAGAAAGCTTACAAAGTACTTGATTGGGTCGCATTAAATGTTGGTAAAGCAAAGGACTAAAAAGTTCTATAAAACCCCCTAGACAAATACACGAAACTTCGATATACTGGAGTCTCATAATTTGATAGGAGTATATTATGGAATACGCAATTGCAATTGTAGTGTTATTTGTTATTGTTTACGCTTATTTCAATAGAGATAACGAAACAACTACAACAACGGTGGCTCCACCTCCGGTTAGAAAACCAAGAGTAGTGAAACCAAAAGTTGTTGCAGATAAAAACAATAACGGTATTACATCTAAGGCTGAACTTAAGACATTAACTAAAGTTCAACTATTAGAACTTGCTGATAAAAAATCACTGAAAGTAAAAAGAAGTGGTTCGAAAGCAGCTGTAATTACCGAAATACACTCGCAACTGAAAAATAATAATGATTCTGATGGTGATGATACCGAAGAAGAATAATTATTAGTCCTACCAGGACACGAAAGGGACTCGTTAGAGTCCCTTTTTTTTAGCCCTTAGGAAAAGACAATTTGTATAAATAACAGTATGGAAGAGATTTTTAATCTAATAGGTGAAGTGGGTGCTCCGATTGCTGGTTCAGTAGTAATGGGGTTCTTTATATTCATAGTTATTAAACAGATACTTGAGGGTGTAGTTGATTCTATTTCCACACTTACAATGTTCTGTAAATCTTTAGAAAATCGAGCAAGAACAATGTCTAACGAAATGATTAAGATAGATTTACTTGTATCAAGTGCTTTAGAGTTGAGACCAGACATAGAGAGAATTGCGAGAGCTGAAAACTTCATAGAAGATGATAAGCTCGATGTCAGGAGAGACTGATGGACATTGCACAATTAATCTCCGATTTCGGATTTCCCATTGTGATGGCAGTAGGACTCGGTTATTTCATATATTACATTTGGTGGTTTGTAGGTGAAAAACTAGAACCCGAAATTGAAAAAATGCACTTTCAATTAATTAAAGTAATAGACCAAACAAGAATGTTAGACCAAGACTTAATAAGACTACAACAAAAAGTAGATGTAGTTTTAGAGATGAAAGAGAATGCCAAAAAGGAAGAGGTGAAAAAGAAATGAAATTATTACAAATCATATTCTTAGTTTCAGTATTCTGTATTAGCGAAAGCGTACAGGCTGATATAAAACATAAATTTAAAAACCCTAGTTTCAGTGGAATAGGCACAGCATCACATTACCTAACCGTTGAGAACCAAGAGTTTACAAGAAAAAAAGAAATAGAAGATGCACTTGAATCTGCTAGAAAGGCAGCTGAAAGGGCAGAAGACAATACAACCATGGCCAAATTTATTCGTAATTTAGAATCACGAATTTATGCTCAAATGGCAAAACAATTGGTTGAGTCTATGTTTTCGAATGACGGTTCAGTTAGATTTGGTTCATTTAGTTTAGAGGGCAATGTTGTCACATATGAAGTAATGACTAACGAAGATGGTTCAGAATTTATACGAATGACAATTGTTGATTCCGATGGAACAGAAACAGTTATTGAGATACCAATCGGAACAGGAAACTTTGGACAAGACTCAGATGGAACTGGTTAAATATTTACTCACCTGCGTACTTTTACTATCTGGATGTGCATCTGTTCCAAAGTGGTCAGACAACCCAGCAGATTGTGCCTATGAGACAGGAAGATTTGATGAGGGTTTCGGCAGAGATGTTGTCACAGGTGTCGCAAAGGCATGGTCTAGAAATTACATATGTGTAGAAAATGCTACTGTAATTAATCTACCTTCACATTTAGAACTACTGAATTTGCCTAAGGCAAAAGAAAGACCTACTGTTGCAGTTTATAATTTTATAGATAAGACTGGTCAAAGAAAGGCAGAAGATAATCTCGCATCATTTTCTACTGCTGTGACACAAGGTGCAACCGAAATGGTTATTGATGCACTTAAAACGGCAGGTAAAGGAACATGGTTTAGAGTTGTTGAAAGACATGGCATAGACAACTTAGTAAGAGAGAGACAAATCATTCGTTCTGCTAGACAAGACTTTGCTAAACAACAAGGCGAAGACAAGTTTCAAAATTTACAACCCTTACTATTCGCAGGTATGATAATAGAGGGTGGTATAATAGGTTATGATTCCAATTTATTAACTGGTGGTCGAGGCGCAAGGACACTAGGAATTGGAGTTAGTAGACAGTATCGTCAAGATGCTGTCACGGTTAGTATGAGAGCTGTTTCAGTTCTAACAGGTGAAGTATTATTGAATGTCCAAACAAGAAAGACTATCCTTTCTTATGGTTCAGGCGGCGATGTATTCCGATTCATTGAAGAAGGTACACAATTGCTAGAGTTCGAGGACGGAGTGGGTAATAATGAGTCAGTGACATATGCGGTACGAACAGCTATTGAGGCTGCCGTACTGGAATTAATCTACCAAGGGCATGATAGGGGTTTTTGGAAAATAGAGGAAGGTCATAGACACCCACACAATAGTGATGGTGTAAATGATTTACACTCAATAAAAGGAGAAGAAAATGAATAAAATTTTAAGTATTTTATTACTAATGTCGACACCATTCGTTTTCGCAGCTGCAACTGATGATAATGAGATTATGATAACACAAGTTGGTGATACTCTAAAATTATATGTTGACCAAGTTGGTTTTGGTAACAAAGTAGGACTAAACGACTTTTCAAGTGGTTCTGGTTCAAACATGACCATTACTGGTGTGACTTTGGATTTCAACATAGATATGATAGGTAACAAGAACTTGTTATTCGGACCTCTCGTTGCCGATACATCGAACTACGCTATATCGATGACTGGTGATTCTAACGCTATTGACTGGAACATAGGTTCTACAGGTAGTTCAGATGATTCAGACATCAATTTCGCAATGACAGGCGATTCGAATACATTCGATATCGACCAAGGTGCTGTTGCAAGTGCAGAGAGATTAAATGCGGATTTAGTTCTCATTGGAAGTAGTAATGTTTTTGATATTGATTGGGAATCAGATGATGTCACATGGAATTTCGATGTGACTGGTTCTAGTTCTAATTTCAATACATTGCAAAAAGATGGTTCACAAACACTTAATTTTGATTTTACAGGAGACAGTGCTGATGTTGATATCACTCAGATATCAGGCACATGTGCAGCTTCTGGCGGAGGGTGTGCAACACCTAATGCAAATGTCAATCTTAATGTAAACAGTGACAATGCGATTATTCAGATTACACAAAAAGATTCCGGCAGCGATAGTTAGTTTCTTTTTATTATTCGCTGGTGGGTTCAGCTGGGCTGAGCCCATTGGCGGTGTAATTGAATCTACAGGTGTCACATCTGTAAAAAGAGAGCAGGACAGAATTCTAACAGATGTCGGTACAGACATCAACATGTATGATGAAGCAGAGACTGCCAATGGGCGTATGCTCATACAATTTTTAGATAATGAAAAATTGAGTTTAACAGAAAACTCACTCGTTTACATAGACGAGGCATATTACGACCCCGACCCAAGTTTATCCAAAATGTCAATACGAATGGCACGAGGCACAGCACGATTCGCCTCGGGTGGTGGTTCAAGAATTAAAAAACAAAATGTAGATGTATCTACTCCTACAGCCAATATCACAATGAGAGGGACAGATTTTACAACCACCATTGATGAGTTGGGAAGGACTATGGTAATCTTACTTCCGGATGAAGATACAGGTGAATCATCTGGAGAAATACTAGTTTATAATGACGGTGGTGAAGTTGTTTTAAATCAACCATATCAGGCAACTACTGTTGCATCGTTTGATTCATCACCAACTACAGCAGTCACGGTTCAAGGTATTACACCGAGTCTGATTGACAACATGTTCATCGTAAATCCGCCTTCGGAAATACGAAATGCGATGGAAGAATCCTATCAAGATGAAAACTATGATGACCAAGGTCTATTAGATGTAGACTTCTTAGAGTTCAATGAACTTGAGGGAGATGCTTTGGCCGATACGACTGAAGATTTATCATTTTCAGAGTTGGACATAGATTATTTGGATGTGGATTTTTTACAAGACTTATTAGATGTTATAGAAGAATTAGAGAGAACCACGGTATCGTTAGGTTCCAAAAGTAGTTCGGGTACTGAATTAGCTGGGTTTGCACTTAAAGGTGCCTCACAAGGTTTCAACAAAGATTCTCAGTTTAATGTTTTCGAACAAGACGGAGACTTAGTTTTCTTTCGTGATGTCCAAGGAGTCATAAATATAATTATAACAAGTGGTGGTTCGGGTATTATAGATGCCGAAGTTCCAGGATACTCAGGTGTCATGACATTTGGAGATGGAGATGGAATTACAATTGTTATACGACAAGATTAAGGAGAGATTTATGAGCATAAATATTGACTTTACTAAACTAAGACAATGGCATGAAAACCTAACATGGGAAGTTGCCGACTATTTTGGTTTAGATGAATATGAAATGTTATGGGTGTCATACACCGAGGGATTAATTTTAGGATTATTATTATGGTGGATTTTTTAAACAAATTAAAAAATAAATTTTACAAATACTGGATACTACCATGGGGTGCTTGTTATCTCATGGTATTTCCTGTATACGCTGATGACAATGTTATATCTATTGAACAAAGCGGAGATAATTTTGAACTAGGTATAGAACAAATTGGTTTCGATAATGAAATTAAAATGTTAGATGCTAATTCATATATTAATGCTTCTAGTCTAGGTGTGTATATGGTTCAATACAACATACACAATACATCATCAAGTTATACTTATCCCAACTCAATTGTATTTGATGAGGTCAGTGGTACTGGTAACAAAATGAAACTTGGTCAAGGCATTACTTGGGATTCACTAGACTCCGAAACAAATTTAGATTGGAGTCATGATGGTAGTGAAGGTGGCGGACACGAGATAGACATTACAATGTATGGCGACTATAACAAATTAGCAGTTCAACAAACAAATCAACATAATGCATGGGATGGTCATAACTTTGATTTGCATTTAGCAGGTGACCATAACGAAGTTCAAATCAAACAACAAGGCAATGGTGTAAAAACTACAAACTTAACAATCTACAATGATTATAACGATGTGTATGTCCGTCAGAAAGGAACTAGTGCAAATCACACTGCAAATATAACTCTTGATGGTTTATATGGAACAGACTTAACATTATTACAATTTGGTACTAGTGGTACTCAGTCTTATACTATATCAGTCGATTGCATGACAGTCGGTGGTTGTAGTACATCGGTGACCCAACAATGAGTGAATGTCCACCTGAGTTTTACGAGTGTCTCACTGAAGAAGAGTATGACGACATATTAGAACTCTTTGAAGAGAACGATATGGTCATGCCTGAATCTTTGGGTGATGTAGAAGCTGCATCTGATTTCGTTTGGCAAGTTCTCTTCCTAACACCAATAGAACTTATTTACATAGGTTTTACAATGACTGTTCTCGCTACTTATGGACTGTCTATATACTATATCTATAAACGAATACAGAAGAAATTCTCATGAACACAATCGACATGATACCGTATTCTTTTAAAAAAGACTTTATCTTAGTCTGTTCTTTAGGACTAAACATAGGTTTTATTATCGGTTTAATATTATGAATGAAGCGAATCCATTTTCAAAAGATGCACGAGAAAGGACCATCGCAATGGTTAACGAATATCGTAGAAAGAAAAAACAACAATGGTGGTCAAGTTTCTGGTCAACAGTTCTTGCAATATCACTCATTGGTGTTTGTCTATACATATTCTTTTTTGCGTGGCCCACAATTGAATAGTGCCACAAAACAGATACAGGAGATATCGACTACTCGAATGGAAAAAGGGTAACCTGATAGATATCTATGTATAATTGGAAAACTGTACTTATAACCATCATTGCACTCGTGGGCATAAAGATATGGTCGCCTTATCTAATAGATAATGTTAGATGGTCTTACTTCGATGTTCTACATCAACAAAAAGAAAAAGTGATAGTAGATGACATACTACTGGTCAACATAGATGAAAAGGCAATAGAGAAGTACGGTCAATATCCTTTCCCTAGAGACATATACGCAGATACATTATGGGAAACACATCACTCAAATACTCATGTATTCAATATACTATTCGCAGAAGAAGATAGATTCGGTGGTGATGAAGTCTTTGCAGAGGCACTAGAAAACAGATTAACGATATTATCATCAGCACCAACAATTCAAAAAGAATCAGGCAACGCACCATTTGTAAATACATCTGTATTCGGAGATGGTAATATACAAGACCATGTATGGAACTTTTCAGGTTTAGTAAGTCCCCGAACCGAATTACAAAACTCAGCTTGGGGTATGGGCGTGACAGTTGCCACACCACCTGTGGCGAATACACCAAATTTTGACGGAACAAACAGAGCGATTCCGCTAGTCATCCAGGCAAATGGTCAATTATATCCAAGTTTAGGATTCGAAGTTCTCAGAGCATACTATGACCAACCCAATTATCAAACTAGGGTAACTGCTGATGCAGGTATTGAATGGGTTAAAATGGGAAGAGACAAACCAATAGAGACCACATCAAGTGCAGACTTGATGATTTCGTATTGGAACGAATTCGAATCTATCTCATTTGCAGACTTGCAAGATTCTGATATAGAAGGAAAGATTCTAGTCTATGGACTAACCGCTGAGGGGTTATCTATTCCAGTTTCAACCCCAATGGGTGTAATGTATCCTCACGAAGTTCAAGCACACCTAATCCAAACCGTTTCGTCAGGAGTTCAAATACATGTATCCGAGACTCTTGAAATGCTCGAGACTTTTCTTCTTCTGTTAGTCCTTCTAGGAATACTGGTATCGGTCTACAAACTTCCCACAGCCTTCTCGGCGATAGTCTCTGTAGGGTTCGTTTTACTTCAGGTGGGGTTAAGTCACTATTTGTGGTTTTACAATCTCGTTCTTTTCGATATCTTCTGGTCATCGTTAAGCTCCGTTGTTGTTTTCGGACACGCTTCTTTTAACCAATACTATACTACTTACCAACTCAAAGAACAAATTAAGAAGCAGTTCCAAAAGTATTTATCTCCTGACATGATTGAAGAACTACAAAAAGACCCAAGTAAACTTAGACTTGGCGGAGATAGAAGAGAGATGACTTTCATGTTTATGGACATAATCGGATTCACTCCCATAAGCGAACACTATATGCAGAAAGATGATCCAGAAGGTTTAGTAGAACTCATTAATAAGTTTTTAGATATGCAAACTAAAATCATACTAAATAATAGTGGAACCATAGATAAGTATATGGGGGATTGCATAATGAGTTTTTGGAATGCACCACTTGATTGTGAAAACCACGCAGACCTTGCCGTAAAATCAGCACTAGAAGTCCTAGATGCAACAAAGGAATTAAATGAAGAACTTAAACCTCTTAACCTGCCTCCTATTAATGTGGGCATCGGTATCAGTTCAGGCGAATGTATTGTCGGAAACATGGGTTCCGAACTTAGATTTGACTATTCCGTCATCGGAGATGCCGTCAACTTGGGCGCTAGACTCGAAGGCCAAACAAGAAATTATAATGGGGTGGACTTGTTGTTATCAGAAAGAACTTATCAACTATGTCCAGACAGAGCATTCACTAGAGTTGATAGAATTACAGTTAAAGGAAAATCAGAACAAGTCACAATTTACACTATCTGACCCAATCACAACTAAGCAGTGGATTACATTTACCACACTACAACTTGCAGATATCTATACAACTTATCGTGGACTTAAATACAATTGTGTTTATGAAATAAATCCAATTGTTGGTGAACAACCATCAGTACCACAAATGTTTCTTGTTAAAACACTTGTTCTCATACCTGCAATCAATTCTGATATAGAACGACAGACTCTAGAACCAAAAACTATGAATAATATAAATCTTTTAATGGCATTAGTTGTAGGCAACAACTACAATGTATGGCACAGAGCAGAAAAAAACTGTGGAAGAAGATGATAATAATAACTGGTACAAAAAAAGATAACAGAGTATCTTTTCTTGTATACAATGATAATTTTGAACTACAATTGGTCAAACCCTACACTCCTGAATTAGATGACTTGTCAGTTGAAGGAATGAAATCAGGCAAAAACACCAGACCAACCTTTAGACCCTTTGGCATAACTTATGATGAAGATAATATTTACATTGCAAATCATACTAAAATAGGTATCTACGATATCAATGATTACACATTCAAAGGTCTATTACCTATTACTAGTTTTTTTAACACGCATCAAATATTAAAGAAAGACAATATCATGTATGTTGCGAATACACACGAAAACTCAATTGGTATACATAATTTAGATGACGGCAGTTCATTCTTTAAAGTTCTTCCTAAAAAATCTCATTGCAACAGTCTATTTTTTAAAGATGAGTTATACTATGTATTTCACAATAGAAATCTAAAACCATCTGAGTTTTATAGAGGAGATACTAAGATAAAGGAATTAGGAAGAAAATGTCATAACATAATTGTTGATGAACATTTCTATACTATTGATACAGGTGCCTATGAACTAGTCATTGATGACGATAGATATTTCATTAATAAGGGTTTCTGTAGAGGTTTAGCAAAAAGAAATGGAAAACTTTTAGTTGGCAATAACGAAGGAGATGTTGCGTCTGTTTTTGTTTTTGATATAGAAAATAGAGTATTTGATAATCAAATAAATATAGAACACCTAGATAGAATTACAGATATAAAATGCATTTAGATAAAATATTTTACACTCCTTTTCTGAGTCATAAATTTCCAGATAACACTGAGTTAAACAAAAACTTGATTGATGAAATTGAACAAGAAAAACTCCTTGCGCCAGATGGTGACACACGAAGTTTTGCTTCTACACCCAATAACACTTGGCAATCGAACACTAAGATGCAACATACTTATCATAGTTTTAGAGCTTTAACTCGTCAGATAGACGATTTACTCCTAGAAGAAGAGATGCAAGTATCAGCCTGTTGGGCTAATCTTATACATGGAGCTGGTGGATTTTCTTTTCCACATACTCATAACAGTAAAAAAAACGAAATAAGGGGTTCGGTTTCTACCAAAATGACTGCTGTATATTTTCCAAAGGGTCTAGTAGAAAAAGATAATTTCATGAAAAGTAGATATAGTAAAGACGAGGGAGATTTAATTCTCTTTTCTCCAAACTTTGCATATAAAAATTCTCATACTGATGTTTTAAGTATAAGTGTAGTAGAATCTTTATTGGTTTTATTTCCCAATAATATAACACATATGGTTAAACCTATGCAGACAAATACAAAAAGATATTCTATAGTTTTTACACTTTCTACACCTAAACAAAAGGGAAAATATGAATCGCTTTTCTAAAAATACTTCAGAAATAGATGCCGTTGTTGCATTTTCTGGCGGAGTGGAATCTACATCACTTCTACAATATCTTTGTGATAACAAATTAAAAGTGGCTGCAATATACAGTCATTATCCTGCAAGAAAAAAAACAATTCAAGCTAATCGTCTTCCCAATCATTTAGAACTAATATGTAAACTACTTGATGTTGACTTTATAACACATACTCATGAACATTATACCAAATATCGTGATGTCGAAACTTCTTTTTATTCTACAAGACATTGGTTATTAGCAATGTGTAATGCATCATTGAGATTTTCAAAAGTTAAAAATTTCTATTGGGGAGCAAATAGTGGTATGTTAGAGTTCAATGATGGATTAGGAGACTGTTCTATAGTCGACCCTACAAAGTATCAGGTTCAAAATGTATTTGAGGCATTACAGAACATACCCCAAAAAGTAAAAGGATATCATGATGCAGATGCAAAACATCATGACGGAAGTTATAAACATTCTTTTGATTGGCCAATCAAACAAACAATATCAGCACCACTAATAGGTTGGACAAAAAAACAGCAATGGGATTATATAAGAGATGATATAAAACCATTAGTTCAAAGTTGTATACATTTTACTAATTGTGGTAAATGTATGAAATGCGAAGAATTTGAATTATTAAATGTCACTAAATAATAAAAAAGGAGATTATGATGCCAGTGAAATTCGGTAAAACTTCTATACAAATAGATAGAAATACAAAAAAGAAAACTATAGTTCATGACTATATGAAATGCAAATCTAATGCAGAGTTGATAGATGCGTATAACAAACCAGTTATACCTAAACTCAGACAAAAGGTTAAAAATGAAATGGTCAGAAGAAACATAAAGGGTCTTGCAAATATAACCTTTAGCTAGTATAATTACTAAATACTATTGTGACACACAATTGTCACATAACAGAAACAATTACGACACAAAGAGTAAGTAGCGAAAGCGAAGTCCAGTTGTCAGATAGTTTCTAACATAACAGGAGATAACAATGCGATATTATGCATCATTGTCTGCCGAGTATCTAAAGACACAAGCAGACAAACTACACAACCTTATGAAATGCGGAAGATTACAGAATGTAATCAGAGACATTTATTAAGTTTTTTTTAAAAAACCCCTTGAAAAATCTGTAAGAAGACATATATAATAGTAGTACGAGAACTTCAAAAGAGCTCGGATTTGGAACTAGGATTGGGCAACGCCGACATCTAGTGACCCCAAGTCTTCAAAAGAGCTCGGTTCTCTGCTACCCTAATGCTCAATAGAGGTTAGGTAACATAACTTGCTTTAAATAGGAGAAAATATGACAGCAATAGATAACTTTGGTCAGTTCAGACCATTCACAATAGGATTCGATAAACTCTTTTCAGACATGGAGAGAATCTCGAATATTAACGATAACTTCCCACCTTACAATGTAATCAAGTCTTCTGAAGAGTCTTACATCATTGAACTTGCAGTAGCAGGATTTAGTAAAGATGAATTATTCATTGAGTTTAAAGATTCAGTTCTTAAAGTCGATGGTAAGAAAGAGACTAGGGAGATTGACTTTGCACATAAAGGTATTTCTGAGAGAAACTTTGCAAGAAGTTGGACTCTTGGTGAATATGTAAAAGTAAAGGGTGCAGAAGTTAAAGATGGTATGCTCATCATCTCACTCTTAAAAGAGATTCCAGAAGAAGAGAAACCTCAAGTAATTAAAATTAAATAATTTTAAAAACCCCCTTGAAAAGTATGCAGTCTTTTAGTATACTGTATACATGCGGAGTTAGTTTAAAGTAAAACACTTTACTTCCAGTTAAGAGATTCTAGTGCAATTCTAGAACTCCGCTCCAACTTTATTATGGAGAACGATATGTCTTACCCTTATAACAACGGCATGCTTTGTGTCGGAGATGAATTTCCTTCCTTTGAATTACAAGGAGTTAATTCTAACAATGAGATTGTACCGGTCTCAGTAGAAGAGAGTTATACACCACATAAACATGATTGGTCAGTAATTTACTTCTACCCTAAAGACTTTACATTTATTTGTCCTACCGAAATTTCTGCAATGGATATTTTGACAAGTGAGGCAAATGTGATAGGTATATCTGGCGATAATGAGTTTTGTAAACTTGCATGGAAACAAAGTAATGAGTTGATTGGAAACATTCAACATACATTAGCTGCAGACTGTGGTCTGTATCTTTCAGAATCTTTGGGCATTATCAACCAAGAAGAAGGAGTCTGTTATAGGGCAACTTTCATTGTTGATAAACAAAGAGTCGTACAACATGTATCAGTAAATGCACTAGATACAGGTAGAAATGCAGACGAAGTTTTAAGAACCTTACAGGCACTTAAGGCAGGTGGTCTAACTGGATGCTCATGGCAACCAGAAGATGATTTTGTAGCATAACACAAAAACTCACTAGACAGGAACCCAAGTTCATCGTATAATGGACTTGGGTTTTTTATTATGTTAATACTTTCAAAACAAGATGCTGAATATGTAGGTCAAATTTTTATTGACTACTATTCCAATTTCGATAGAATAGATGATTATCTTCGCAAAGTCAAATTAGAAAAGATGGCAGAAAGACCTGCATCTTTATTTGGTATGGGACCAGAAGATGATATGTTTCAAGACTTTACTATGCACCCAAATGATATGGAGTTTGTTTGCAGAGAGATGCCAATCTATGATGATTACATTGACATAGTTGCATCTCAAATGATACAAAAGTCTATACCAGGCAAAACTTTAAAGTGGGTAGTTTATGAAAAGAATACGAATAAGATTGTGGGATTTATTAGATTTGGCAGCCCTACTATTAATAGTAAACCTCGTAATGAGTTCTTAGGTAAACCTCTAAATACGACAGACAAAGATACGATGAAGAGATTCAATGATTCTACAATCATGGGTTTCAATATCATACCAACTCAACCCTTTGGTTTCAATTATCTAGGTGGTAAACTTCTTGCCGCCATTTGCACTTCGCATTACGCCAGAAGAGCATTGAACAAAAAGTATAATACAAAGTATTGTATGTTTGAGACTACATCATTATATGGTTCAAGTAAATCATCATCAATGTATGACGGCATGAAACCTTATTTAAGATTCATTGGTCTAACTGATTCAGACTTTGTACCAAGTATCAATGATGAGAAATATCATCATCTCAAAGAATGGTTTGAGAATAAAAACAATGGCGTACCTTTAGTAGATGCAGAGGCATCAAGTAGAAAGTTGAAGACACAAGGTAAGATGATATCTATTATAAGAAACTCACTTGAGAAAAATGATAGTGAAATGCTAAGACCATTCAAACAATGTTTTGTAGATGCAAAGAATCTTACAGAAAGAAAGAGACAATACTTAGGCACATATGGTTACAAGAATGTTAAAGAGTACATGAACTCAGAGACAGATACCTTAGAGAAGAATGTAAACTTTGATAGATTCGAATTAGAGAATGTAATCACATGGTGGAAAAAGATGGCAACAAAACGATATGAAAATTTACAGAGAGATGGTAGACTAAGAAATGAACTAGAAGTTTGGTCTAAGAATCAAAACATAGATATTATAAGATGAAGACAAAAGGATTTACATGCGGATGTTTTGACTTGCTACATGCAGGTCATATCGTCATGTTAAAAGAGGCAAAAGAAAATTGCGAATATTTAATCGTGGGTTTACAAACAGACCCTAGTATTGATAGACAAGAAAAGAACAAACCTGTTCAATCAGTCTATGAGAGATTCGTTCAATTGCAGGCAGTAAAGTATGTTGATGAAATCATACCATATGATACTGAACAAAGTCTGATTGACTTATTAGAGTCAACAGAGATACATTTGAGATTCGTGGGAGAAGATTATACTGAAAGAGATTTCACAGGTAAAGGTCTACACGAAATTTATTATACAAACAGACAACACTCTTTTAGTAGTAGTGGTCTAAGACAAAGGGTGACACAATCATGAATATAACAATAGCAAGACTTCGTTCATTTGTAAAATACAATGGACCTTTAGAAACAGTATTAGATAGTTTCTTTGAAAACTATGTGAAGTGGATGAAAGCAAATCCACAACATAATTACGATACTTACAATGTATCATTCGATAATGTCAGACCTAAAAGAACGCCTGAGACTATAGAATGGGCAGACTGTATTGTAATACCAAGTGATTCAGAATTCAGATATCATGGTGAGTTGCAGATGAACCCTAAAGACCTTGCAAAGTCAAATGAACATATGGATGCAATTAGACCTTTCTTTGAGGGTAAACATGTTATCATGTTCTGTAGTGATAGGGCAGATACAGAAGAGTTATATATCAATGAAGTATTCAAAGGTATCAATTTAAAATCATTCACTAAAATCGATGAGATAGATTTCAGTGGAAACATTCACGGCATGAAGTATCACTTTATAAATACTTTAAAAAACCCATTGGCCGAAATGGTTGGGTCATCTAAGACTCACGACTTTGGATATTGGGGTCGTATGAAACACGGCCACGATAGAGAGAAGACCATTCGCCAAATTTATCGTAGTGACCTTTCATGCCAACTTATTGGTGGTATGCCATCTGGTGTAGAGAGAAAGTCTAAATGGATAAAAGACTGGAAGAAACTCTATCCTTTGTTAGAGGGTTGTAGAGAAACATTGTGTTTCAATTGGTTAGATGAAACTGCAACCACCTCTAGATATGTTGAGGCACTTGCAATAGGTATTGTACCCTTTGTATGGAGAAACTATGATTGCAACAATACATATAGAATTGATAAGTGGCAGAGAGTTTACACATTTGAAGAGTTCCTAGAAAAATCATTAGAGTTGAGAGATGATACCTTTAGAGAAGAAAAACTAGAACTGGCAAGACAAAACTATTCAGAAGTTCATCTATCAGAAGAGGAATACTATGAAGAGTTTGCGAGGAGAATGAACGATGCTTTTTAAAGAAGTATATCAAGTTGTAGAAAGTCCACTTGAAAAAGATGCAGGCATTGAACTTGTAAGTGGTGAGTGGAAAGGTTTAGTATATCAATATGGTGATGTACAGTTTGTCAATGGCGAACCTCAAATGAACTTCAAAAGAAACATAAGAAGGATGCCAGAAGGTGTCGAAGGCACAGAGGAGGCAATTCAAGAATTACTAAATAATAGTGAATTAAACAATCTCATGGGTGATATTCTAGTTGAATTAATTCAAGAGCAAATCAAAAGAGAAGAGGAATCAAAAAATGGCAAGAAGTAATCTCAAATTTACAAAAGTAGAAGACGGCGTAACCGTTGGATACTATTTTAATTGTGAAGAAAGTGACTATGAAACTTTCAAAGCTGATAAAGAATCAGAGGGTTATACATTCGATTCGAATAAAACTCCAGAACCAATTTCAGAGTAATTAATTAGGAATTAATAATGAATAAAGATGTTTTAAAAGAACAAATTAAGAGACATGAAGGCGAAGTCCTTGAAGTCTATGAAGATTCTCTAGGGTACTTAACCTTAGGGGTTGGTCATCTTATTAGAGAAGATGATGCAGAATTTGGAGAACCAGCAGGTACTCCAGTCAGTCAAGAAACTGTCGATAGATACTATGAGGCAGACTTTGACAAACATGTTGATGAAACTATACACCTATTCGAATCTAAGGGTGGTGAAGACTTCTATAGTCTTCCAGAAGACATTCAACATGTACTAGTCAACATGACATTCAACTTAGGTGGAAGTCGTTTTGGTAAATTTAATAACATGTGGAAAGGAGTTGTTTCATGCGATTGGGAAAAAATGGCAGTCGAAATGGAAGACTCAAAATGGTTCGGTCAAGTTGGAAGAAGGTCAGTAGAACTACAAGACATGGTTCGAAATTGTGAATAGTGTCAAATGTATCAGATTAGATACAGGTGAAGTTCTGATTGGATTTGTAGAGAAGAAGTGGAATGGAGATTATATAATCTCAGAAGCTCAAGTATGTGTAATGGAGGTAAAAGATGGAACTATGGAAGTCAATTTGGCGCCGTGGATTCCCTTTGCCAAAGATTACACCTTCACAATCAATTCAGGCCTCATACAGACGGTGTTTGAAGCAAAGCCCCAACTCGAAACTAATTTTAAAGTTGCGACAGGCAACAACCTCCAAAGAGGCAAAGTAAGAAAATAATTATGGTAGACTTTATGAATAGAGTTCTCGTTGCACAGGTCAAACAGGCCGATGCTCAGATTGAGAAACACAAAATAAATATTGAAGTATTAACAAAGAACGCAGTTGGTGTCGCAGAACATCCTGACACAATGGAAACAGTAGAGAAAGAACTAGAAAAGATTTCATACTGGACAGATATTAAGTCAGCAGTTGTTAATAATTTCGACTTCGAATCTAAAAGAACATTGACAGAATAGACCTACTGTAGTATACTTACAGTATGGATTTTTACACAAATGTATGTCGCACTCGTGACAAAATATTAGCGATTGGTTATCAGAACGGAAAGAAACAAAAACTTTCCGTATCTTATCGTCCAAATCATTTCATTCCCTCAAAGAAAAGCGCTACGCCTTACAAGGCACTTGACGGCAGACCACTAGATGTAGTCAACTTAGACTCAATGGGTGGTGCAAGAAAGTTCAAAGAAAAGTATCAAGGCATAGACGGTTTTGAAGTTCATGGTTACGATAGGTATGTGTATACTTACATATCAGATAAGTTTCCTGGCAAGATAGACTTTGATGCAAATGCAATCAAAATTGCCACACTTGATATTGAGTGTGAATCAGAAAATGGTTTTCCAGAACCAGGCGAAGCAATAGAAAAGGTCAACGCAATCTCAATCAAACCATTCGGTAAGTCTTGTGTTGTATTTGGTCTAGGTGAATGGGAAACAGAATCAGATGTAATCTATATCAACTGTAAAAATGAGGCACATCTACTAACAGAGTTTATTAAATACTGGCGACAAGAATGGTTCGATATCATTACTGGTTGGAATGTAGATGCATTTGATATGACTTATCTTTGTAATAGAATCGATAGACTATTCGGTGAAGATGCACACAAAAAGTTATCGCCATGGAATATGTCTTCTAGTAGAGAGTTTTTACAGAATGGTTATCAGAAGACTCAGATATTTGACTTGTATGGTGTCAACATCGTAGACTACTTAGAACTATATCGTAGGTCTACTTTTCATAACCAAGAGTCATACAAACTAGATTACATCGCTCACTTTGAATTAGGTAAGAAGAAACTAGATTATTCAGAGTATGGTTCATTGCATACCTTATACAAAAACAATTACGCAAAGTACTTAGAGTATAATGTTAAAGATGTTGTTCTCGTAGAAGAACTAGAAGACAAACTAGGTTTCTTAGACTTGACTCAGGCAATGGCGTATGATGCCAAGTGTAATTACATCGACACATTCGGTATGGTTAAGTATTGGGAAACAATCATCTACAACTTCTTAAAAGAACAAGGAGTTCAAACACCACCTCAAAAACGAAACGAGAACAAGACGAATCAGATTGCAGGTGCCTATGTTAAAGAACCAATCACTGGTGGTCATAATTGGGTTATGTCATTTGACTTGAACTCTCTATATCCTCATTTGATTATGCAGTGGAATATTTCACCAGAGAAAATGATTAAGGGTCATAGACAAGATACGAATGTAGAATTGATGTTGCACAAGAAAGTGGACTTATCTATTGCTAAGAAGATGAACGCTACAGTCGCACCCAATGGTGTAATGTTCACACGAGATAAACAAGGTTTCTTTCCTGAGATTATGGAAGTCATGTACGATGAGCGTAAGGCATGGAAGAAAAAGATGATTGAGTATCAGAAAGTCAAAGAGAAGACTTCTGACCCTAAAGAGATTAAGAAACTAGATACTCTTATTAAGAGGGCATACAACAATCAACAAGTAAGAAAGATTGCACTTAACTCAGCATATGGTTCTATGGCGAATCAGTGGTTTGCTTTCTTTGACCCAAATCTTGCAGAGGCAATTACTTATTCTGGTCAGTTAGTTATCAAATGGTCAGAGAAGATAGTCAACGAATATCTAAACAAGATACTTAAAACAGACAATGAAGATTATGTCATTGCAATGGATACTGATTCAATTTATCTCACAATGGATAAATTCGTAGAAACAGTTATGCCTGGCGAAACAGACAAAGACAAGATATGTGATTTCTTATCTAAGGCAGAGTCTAAGATAGAAGATGTACTTGATGCAGGTTTCGAAGACCTTGCAGATTATACCAATGCATATCAACAGAAAATGGAAATGGGTCGTGAAGTAATTGCAGACAAAGGTATATGGACTGCAAAGAAAAGATATATTCTAAATGTATTTGATAATGAGGGTGTTAGACTAGAGACACCTAAACTCAAACTTATGGGCATTGAGACTGCAAAGTCATCAACTCCTTTGTGGGTGAGACGAAGACTAGAAGATGCAATTAAGATTGTCATGCGTGGTGATGAACAGCAGTTATGGGACTTTGTAGAAACTGCAAGAAAAGAATTCAGAGAACTTCCGCCAGAAGATGTTGCATTCCCTAGAGGGTGTAAAGGTCTCATTCAGTATGCAGACCCAACTCACATCTATGGCAAGGGTACACCAATTCATGTCAGAGGTTCATTACTATTCAATCATAGACTTAAAGAAATGAATCTACTGAAGAGATATGAACCTATTCAAAACGGTGAGAAGATTCACTTTACATATCTTACTATGCCAAACCCTATCAATGAGAATGTGATATCATTCACTAACTCATTACCAAAAGAATTTGATTTACATAGATTTGTAGATTATGATTTGCAGTTTGATAAATCATTTATCGAACCATTACGAAACATCATAGGACATATTAACTGGAATGTAGAACCAGTTGCGAGTTTAGATTCCTTTTTTGGATAAATAACTCTATGGCATACTCAAAAAAAGTAGTCGATAGATTCGAAGAAGTCTTGAACAATCCATCAAAACATGGAGTCGGAAGATTCGACCCAAATGACCCAAATGTAGTGACCGGTTTAGCTGGTGCACCTGCATGTGGTGATGTAATGAAATTAGATTTAAAAGTAAATCCTGATACTGAAGTTATTGAAGATGTCAAATTTAAAACTTATGGGTGTGGTTCTGCTATTGCAAGTTCATCTTTATTCGTAGAACTCTTAATGGGTAAAACCATGACTGAGGCACAACTGATTAAAGATAAAGAAATTGCAGATGCATTAGAACTACCGCCAATCAAATTGCATTGTTCTGTTCTTGCAGAAGATTCTATAAGAAAGGCATTGAAAGATTGGGCAGAAAAAACTGCACATAGAAAACATAATCAGGTATAAAAAATGTATAGATATAAAGTAAACATAGTGAAGGTAGTCGATGGTGATACAGTAGATGTAGATATTGATTTAGGGTTCGGTATGGTGTATAAAAAACAGAGAGTAAGAATGTTAGGCATCGATACTCCTGAAAGCCGAACAAGAGATTTAGTAGAAAAGAAATTTGGTAAAGCATCTAAAAAACATCTTAAAACAATTTTAGAAGAAGCAGAATCAATCGAACTAGTATCACACGATAAAGGAAAGTTTGGAAGAATCTTAGGAGATTTGTTCATTGGTTCAAATGAAACATCTGTAAATCAACAGATGATTCTTGACCACCATGCAGTCGCATATACAGGTGGTAATAAAGAAGAAACTGAAGCTGCCCACATGGCAAACAGAGAAGTATTACTAGAACAAGGTGTTGTAGTTTTAGAGACACAATCAGAGTTAGAACTATGACAATCCATATAATGGATATATTTTACATGATTATGATTGCAATCATATTTGGTTTTATAATTCATTTAGAAACTCAATGTAAAATGATACTAGAAATTTTAGAACAACAATCTAAATACAAAAGTTGTCGTGAAGACTTTCCAGAATTAGAAGAAAACCTACTAGACAAATAACACATCTTCTAGTATACTAGATTAGTATATTACATATTATGGAGAAGTGAAATGTCATTTATAAAAGATTTAGTCAAAGCATCAGGCAATGAATACGCAGGAGTAGTTTCCGATGGCGTCAATGCTGGTGATGTAGATTCATTCGTAGATAGTGGGTCGTACATATTTAATGCTTTGCTGAGTGGGTCACTATATGGTGGTCTACCCAAAAACAAAATCACCGCAATCGCTGGTGAATCAGCAACAGGTAAAACTTTCTTTGCATTGGGAATGGTAAAACAATTCCTTGCAGATAATCCTGAATCTGCTGTTATCTACTTTGAGTCAGAGTCCGCAATCAGTAAAGCAATGATTGAAGAAAGGGGTATAGACTCAGATAGAATTGTTATCGTGCCTGTGGTAACAGTACAAGAATTCAGAAATCAGGCAATCAATATTCTCGACAAGTACTTAGAGACACCAAAGGATGAAAGACCTCCGATGATGTTTTGTTTAGACTCACTTGGTATGTTATCAACTACCAAAGAGATACAAGATACTGCTGACGGAAAAGAAACCAAAGACATGACTCGTGCCCAAATTACTAAGGGTGCATTTAGAGTATTAACTTTAAAACTAGGTCGTGCAGGTGTTCCAATGATTGTGACTAATCATACATATGATGTGATTGGTTCTATGTTTCCTCAGAAAGAAATGGGTGGGGGTAGTGGTCTCAAGTATGCCGCTAGTTCAATCATCTATCTTTCAAAAAGAAAAGAAAAAGAGGGTACAGAAATCATTGGAAATATTATACACTGTAAGAACGCCAAATCAAGATTGACTGTAGAAAATAGAATGGTCGATGTAAGATTAACATATGACTCAGGCTTAGATAGATACTATGGTCTGCTAGACATGGCACTTGCAAGTGGTGTATTCCAGAAGTCAAGTACAAGGGTGTTATTACCAAATGGCAAAACAGAATTTGGTAAAACAATTAACAACAATCCCGAAAAGTATTTCACTCCAGATGTAATGGAGAGATTAGAAAAAGTCGCAAACAATTATTTTAAGTATGGAAGCAATGAGAATAGAACAGACAATCCTGAAGAACCTGATTCAGAGTGAACAGTTTACACGAAAAGTAATTCCTTTTCTTAAACCTGAGTACTTTGCCGATTCATCTGAGCAGTTGGTGTATAACGAGATAAAATCTTATTTCGAAAAATACACCAAGAGCCCAACACTCGAAGCACTTCTCATAAACCTAGACAATGATACATCTCATTCAGAGAATATCATTACAGGTTGTAAAGAGTTGTTGGGCTCAATGCCAGAAGAAGAGACACCAATAGATTGGTTAGTAGATGAAACAGAGAAGTGGTGCAAAGATAGAGCAATCTATATTGCAGTCATGGATTCAATCGAAGTCATTGATAAGAAGTCGCAAAGGTCTACAGGTGAGATACCAGAACTATTGAAAGATGCATTGTCAGTATCATTTGACCAACACATTGGTCATGATGTCTTAGAAGATGCAGAAGAACGATATGAGTTCTACACAACAGAAGAAGAGAAACTTCCGTTTGACTTAGAATACTTCAACAAGATTACCAAAGGTGGTTTGCCCAATAAGACATTAAACATTTGTCTCGCAGGTACTGGTGTTGGTAAATCTTTATTCATGTGTCACATGGCTGCAAGTGCATTGATGATGAACAAGAATGTACTTTATATTACACTTGAAATGTCAGAAGAAAGAATTGCAGAGAGAATAGATGCAAACATTATGAATGTACCTATGAAAGATTTGCCTGATATGTCTAAGAAAGAATACGGCAAGAAGATTGGTAGACTTAAATCTAAGACTCAAGGTAAACTTATTGTAAAAGAATATCCTACTGCAGCCGCCCATGCAGGTCACTTTAGACATCTATTACAAGAACTAGAGATTAAGAAAGACTTCAAACCTGATATCATCTTTATCGACTATCTAAACATATGTGCCTCTCAGAGAATTAGACCAGGTGCTGGGGCAAACTCTTATACACTAGTTAAGAGTATTGCAGAAGAACTTAGAGGTGTTGCAGTAGAATGTGATGTACCTATTATGAGTGCAACACAAACAACAAGAAGTGGTTTTGGTTCTACTGATATTGGTCTTGAAGATACTTCAGAATCATTTGGGTTACCTGCAACAGCAGACTTGATGTTTGCATTGATTACATCTGAAGAACTAGAAGAGTTAGACCAACTCGTAGTGAAACAGTTAAAAAACAGATACAATGACCCTACAATCTTTAAGAGATTTGTAATAGGTATCGATAGAGCAAGAATGAAACTCTATGATGTAGAACAAGAGGCACAAGAAGAATTAGTAGATGGCGAAATGTTAATCGATGATAGTATACCTGTCGCTGATAGGGCAAGACCTTCAACTAAGTTTAACGATTTTAATATGTAATTATGGAACCATTTGTACAAAAACAATTCGATGAATATCAGGCCAATAGGGTCGAGAAAGACATCGTATCAAAAGAAGAACTCAGAGAACTACTGATAAAAGATTTATCATTCGTATCTAAAATGGGTGTAGCAGAATACACCTTATATCAGAAGTACCAAGAGATACACATGAAGTATCCGACACAAACAGTTTCTACATTGTTTGGCGAAGAGACTAACTTTGTTAATGAAGACCACTTAAAACTTATCAATGAGACTAAGAACAACATATGGTTTCCTAATTCATACGAAGACTTTGAGAAACTAGAACCAGAACTGATTTATACAGACTCGAACAAAGATAGACAGTCTGCTGGTACTCTTACAGAGAAATGGAATTGTCTTAGAACAATGACACACTCACAAAAGAACTCATCAAACATAGGTAGAAATCTACATTACATTGTTAGAGACAAAGTGACCGAGAAGTATCTTGGTGTTATCTGTATTACAGGTGACTTTATTGACTTAACACCTAGAGATGATTACATTGGGTGGGAAAGAATATACAAAACGAATAGTGGTAAACTAAACAACAGCGCCATAGGTTCAAGTATTCTACCAACACAACCACTAGGGTTCAATTACACTG